CACAGCCCTGGCAAGTAAAGTCATTTCGCATCCTGACGCACCGGCTAAACCAGTGGTCTGCTGCTGTACGCTTTAATTTCATATCAATCCCCGCAAAAACATGGGATCGTCTCATCCCCTGCCAAATCTAATTGTCCCTGCTCTCTGGCAATGACTTGCATCTGTGCATAACTGGGCCGGTCGTTACGCCATAATGCCCCTGATTGTTGGCTGGCAGGGACTTCACGCTCCATTCTGGCCCACCAATCCGCCCTGCTAGGGCGTTCCACTATCAAGGATTCAATCAGGTTTGCACCTTTCAGATAGCATAGATCGCAATTGCCATGAAGCGTTACACCGTTGACGTTTGGTAACTCAAGATCAAACAATTGAGTATCCCAGAACGCTGTGACAGTTTCTTTGGTTACCCCCGCAGTCACCAACGGCCTGCGGTGTGGCTCTATCTTGGCGGCTCGACGTTGCTCATCAGCCCTAATGCCTACAATCGCCATGTTTTCACCATGCGACCTTTTCTCAACATGGCCTATTGACCATAAATAATTTGCGATTGTGCGTATCTTCATTTCAATCGTGCAGAACCTAGCGACAGGGTTAGGCAAATACTTCTTGGCGTGAATCAGGGCTTCAAACGGCTCGCCATTCCTAGCGGCGGTATCAAAATCCACCACCTTAAACCGATCCTTGGTTTCCTCTGCCCACTGATACTCAAGCCAGACAATAGGAACATCCCACTCTTTGCTGCATCTTTCTACAAACCTAAGCGTTGCTTCCTCTTCTTTTCCGGTGTTTGCAAAGGTGACGATACAGTCATCTGGCAGGCCATCATTCGCCTCTATAAACCGCCATAACATATAGGCGCTAGTCCTGCCACCACTGAAGCTGATGCAGGATGGCTCTGTCAGCTTAAAAGGATTCATCTTTTGGCCCCGCATAGCGGATTATCTCCAGAGGCTTCTCATCTATATCCTTGAGCGGCTTGGTACTCAGATCCATCATTATGGCTACGTCTTCCTCTAATCGCTTTGCCATAGATTCTGCGGCTTCTAAGGCCAGTTGTGCGTCATTCTTCATAACTCATCCTTTATTGATTGCGGAAACGGGACGTATATCCCCTTCTTCTCTGACAGCCACCGTACAAGCACCTCAGCGGCTTCGCTTAACTCCCTGCCGGTTAGCTTGGTGGTAGACGTTTTTTGGTACATGGCCTTAATGATGGGCTTGTAGAGCATCTCCTTGACCAGCCCCTCTGTAAACGGTATCTCAACCTGATCGTTGAAGGGATGTGCGTTGGAATACCCGGCATCGTTTAGCTTTTCTGCCATCTGTCTGAACCATAGATGCATGGCGTTGTTCTGTCGCTCAGTCCTGCCTGCTGGCTTGATTGAGTACAGGTGATAACTGCCTTGGCTGAACTGATCTTTTACAAAGTCTATAAAGAACTCCAGCTTTTCCTGACTATCTACAATCCACCTATGCCCGTCCATCTTCACCCCTAAGACACCCGTTCTTGTTGTATCCATTCCATCAAAGCACCCAACGGTCTCAAGTGTTCCCGCCCTACAAACCAGCCAGAACCATGTCCCAAATCTTTTTCCACCATGACCTCTTGAGCCTGCGTAACGCCGATACAACCTGGTATATCAAACAGGTCATCTTCCTCTGTCTTGCAAACCAGTACCGCTACTTGCCAATCAAACTTTGAGTGCTTCGCAAAAAGCAGATTACCCTTCGGCGAAAACGTCCCCTTCACCTGTACCCGTAGTTCTTTTTTCCCGCAATCCACATAGATGTCAGTGCCTAAATCTGGCCCCATCTCGCTGAAGCCGTGACTCATTCCTAACGCCTTTCTAACAGCAATTTCTGAATGAACACCTAGTAGCTCTACGTCCAAGTCCGATCTGTTGGTATCCACCCTCATGTTCGGCACGCCAGTGGCCCGCGACATATGAGAAGCCGTCCTAGCCATGCGGATAGACATATCAAGTTCTGATGTTTTGAGCCTGACTTTCACGCTCAACCTCCATGATCTGCCTGCCAATTAATTCTGGTATCTGTGGCACAACCGCGTTGCCTAAGCATCTAAGTCTGTGTGACCTAGCGGGAACCCCATTAGCCACTCGACCCACGTTGGGTTCAGCGTCCCACGGCCCCACTCTTCTGATGTCGTCCCGCGTAAGGATGGGTGATTTCCCAGCATCGCCTGCATCTTGCCGTTTGGAGTCCCTGCTGCATCCTCGTTCGCTGTTGGGGTAGGCCAAAAGTGAGGGCGGCTGTATCTCTCCTGCATCGAGGGCGACCCCTGATTGGCTGTTGCTGTTGGGGTAGGCCACAATCCAGACCCTGTCTCTGTGATGGTAGGCGCCAATCGCGGAAGCTGGTATACAGTGCCATTCCGCATCGTACCCGACCGAGGAAATGTCCCATAAAACTCGCTTAAACCAATCTCCCCCGTCTCCAGTAAGCAAGTTTGTGACGTTTTCAAAGATGGCATATCTGGGTTGAATGTCCCCAAGTAGACGGGAGCATTCTGACCACAATCCACTACGCTCGCCATCAATGCCTGCCTGTCTACCAGCGGTTGAGATGTCCTGACAGGGGAATCCTCCCGTAATGACATCAACTCCAATTCCGTCTGAAACAAGTCTGTCTGCTGTGATTCGTCTGACATCTTCATAGATCGGTACTCCTGGCCAGTTCTTTTTCAATACCTTCTGAGCGTAAGGGTCAATTTCGCAAAACGCTGCGGTTTCAAATCCGGCAGCCTCCAAACCAAGGGCAAAGCCGCCGATTCCACTGAACAAATCCAAAACTTTCATGAATTTTCAGCCCAAATAAAAATACTAATGAAATCAAGAATATGCCCACTTGGCCCACTTGGCCCCACTTCTGGGGGGCCGCCCCCTAAAACACGGGCAAAGTGGGCAATGTGGGCAAACCGATGATTTTGTTGAAGTTTTTTTATCGCCACTTTTCGCCCTGCCAACGGTAATGTTTTGCATTGTTTGTAGGATTTCTTCTAAGTGTCAATATGTTGTTTTTCAGCAAATCCATGCAGTTTCGGAGGGTCTTTTTGGTACATTCGTTAGGGTTTAAATCTTCTTCATTCAGCATCCTAAATAGTTCAGCCTGACTGTATTCAGCACCGCCCTTCATTACAGACTCAAGGAACAATACTTCGTCTTCATATTTGGCAAATGCCTTGCCGACATTGATCTGTGCCATCTGTTTCTTCTTCAGACCGCTGATGTCTTCATCGTCAAGAAACTCAACAGAATCTACGGACTCCTCGTAACCAACCGTTTCTTTGGTCTGCTTGTATCGGAACCCGCCAGAAAATGAAATTTGCTTACGATCCTTTTCGTTAATCACCAAAAGCTCTTGGTGGTCAGCAAACTTGTCGTTGAGGGGGTCAAGACCAAACATATTGTCTACGTCAGCCTTTAAATCGCCTACGCCTTCGTAAATCAGGCGACCATCTAGCGACCGATGCTTATTGCAGTGACCCAGAAGGATGACAGTGCCACCTGATGCAGCGAACTGCCTGAAGACATGAAGAATGTCCCGCATATCGCCTTTGTTCAGGACAGGCGCAAACTTCTTCAAGGTGTCACAAATCACTATTTTGCCGTTAGCATTGCCCTCAAGGCGCATCATGTTCAATATACCTAAGGCATCCTGAGTGGTGCGTAAGCCAGGGTCTTGGCTTGTGGCTAGGGTAATCATCGACATACCGTGCTTCTGGCC